ATGGAAATAGAAACAATCTACGGGCAAGTGATAGCGAAAGCAAACAACTATCAAGCCGTACCGGGCAAAGACGGCCAGAAACGGATCATCAAAAACGACCGGATCAGGGAGTATGAGAAATCCTTCTGCCTACAATGCAAGAAGTATCGAGGGAAACGCATTTCCGGTCGTTTCAAGCTATTTATTCGTGTTTGGCATGGGAATATTCGCTTCGACCTGGATAATGCTCTAAAAACGATCCTTGATTGCTTGCAAATGGTTGAGGCTATTACAAACGACAGCCTATGTTTTGAGATTCATGCGGAGAAACGGATAGACCGACGGAATCCGAGAGTAGAGTTTGGTATGGAAGAGATAAACGAGCAAAAAAATATATTCAGCCCAAATAAGACGAACCATACCATTTTTACCTGCTAGATAAGCAAGAGTATAAAAAAGAATAGATTATTATTTTCGTTCACCTAAAAATGAGCGAGAGCAACATTTAAAAGTTATGGAAGCAATTAAAGAATTAGGAAAAGAGTTCATTAAGAACAAAGAGCGATTTATCCAAATCGGATATAATCCCCAAACTGAAGTTTACTTATACAAACGTATATTCCCAGGAGGAGCAATCATTTATGAAGTGTTTAAACGCAAGATAAATAAACGGTTTAACTGTGTTAGCTATCCCGGTAACAATGCCTTTGGTTATTGGGCTTTGACATTCCCCAAATATGAGCAAGCGAGATATTATTTAGATAATGGGTTTATAAAACCTTCGTAGGCTAATTTTAAAAAGAACCATTCAAGTAAACGCCCATCAAGCGAGGAAAAGTATTACCGGATAGGTGTTTGTCTAATCGTTGCAAAAGAATTAGAGAACAAATATTTTATTAACCAATTTAATTTTTTAAGTCATGAAACAAGAAACATTTTTCGGAGTAAGAAAAGATAGTGAAAAACATCTTTATGTGAGAAGAGGTGATAACAACGAGGTCCTTATCACTAAAACAGTAAACGGGGAATCCATAACAGAAGAGAACACCGTACACCTAAATGCGGAAGAAGCCCGTAAACTAGGGATTCAGTTGCTAAAATTAGGTAGTGAAGAACTGCCAAAATCTGGAATAGACCTTAAAACCGAATCTTTCGTGGACAAAATCACGGTATACAGAGGAATAAACCCGGACGAAACACCGGCCAACCTCGCAGTTATCACCATTGATGAAAGCGACGAGGCCAGACAAATAAGGGAAGATAGCGGAGAGGAACCCGGCTTTTCCATTGAAGGGGAAGAACTGGAAAAACTCATTTCCGCACTGGCAAAGATTGTATAACCGATACCGGGTAGGTCTGCTTCGGATGGTCTACCCGGTATAAATAAAAAATATGCTATGACAAGAGATGAATTATATATCAATAACACAAAAGCCGATCTTAATAAGACGGATATTACTTTGAGCTATAAAAGTAACCTGCTAACCGATATTAGTAAAATTGTAAGTAATAGCAGTTATACAATCAGGTTGCCTAAAACAGCAAATAATCTGGCTTTGATTGAGTGCGCACATCTTCCCAGTTCAATAAGCCGTTATCCGTACCTAAAGCATAAAGGTACGTTATTACGGAATGGCATTGAGATAATCAAAGATGCAATTGTAGTATTGCTAGAGATTAATGAATCAATAGAAATAGCTCTTACCTGGGGTAATGTCACTAACTTCGCCAGTGTAGTAAACGATGGCAAGAAGCTAACGGATTTGGAATATGGAACAGTTGAGGGTACAGATTGGGTTGTTTGGGAAAATTGGGGAGAAAATTCGGAAAGATTTCCACGTATTGACTACGGGTTTAACTCTAATGATCCAAACGTTTGGCGTCATCCAGTAGTACCTGTATGGTGGATACTTTATAGGATTCAAGAAGAAAGCGGAGTGACATTTAATTTCCCGTCTGACAAGCTTACTGTTATAAACAAAATGATTATTCCTCTTTTGACAAGGAATGATTCACAACCCCTTTTTGATAAGTTCCCATTTATTATAAAGGCTTCAGGTCTTAGATATGACGGATTTAATTCTTGCGATGTTGTTTTTTCAATCCCAGATGCTACACAACAGAATTATGGAGAGATTCTTTCAGAAAACACTTTCTTGAAATCAAATTATGAAGCTTCACTAATAAGTGGAGAAATATATATTGGAATAAAATATACATATAGTACATCTTCATCCGATTATCCTATAATACTTAACGTATATGAAGATAGCGCAAATACATCTCCTGTAATAAGTAAAACTATATATCCTCAAATAGAACAAAAAGACGGATATAAATCTCTTTATTTTCAATTTAGTTATGAAGTAGATATAAAAGATGGGTATAAATTTGATTTAAGTCTTACTCCAAGACCATCCATAGATCAAAATTCTTGTTTTATTGAATCTGATAGTAATATAAATCTGTATCTAAAGACTAAGGGTGAAATATCTTTTGGTGAGAAATTTCCTCTAGTTCCCAATCTTCCGGACATCAAGCAAATAGACTTCATTAAAGCCGTTGCCTCAATGGTCGGTTTGTTTGCCTTACCGGACGGCGAAAACGGGATCAAGTTTATTCCCTTCGATAATCTGTCTGCAAACAAATCTAAAGCTGTAGACTGGACGAATCGTGTGATAATGGCTTATAATAGCGTAACGCCAAGAAACTTACAGTACACCCTTGATAACATTGCTCAAAACAACTGGTTCCGGTATAAAGAAGATGATAATGTCATGGGAAACTATGACGGAAATATCCAGGTTGATGATGCCACGATTGAGTACGAACGTGATGCCATTACTTTGCCTTTCTCCGCCTGCAGTACAAAAGGAGGCGTTGCTTATATTCCTTTGTATTCCTACAACGATAACGGAGAACTACAGTATAATAAAGCCAATCCCCGAATATTACTTCTTGATGGCACAAAGGGAATATTCAAGGGACTAGAATGGACTACCTTAATTGCAAATAACTATCAGACGTACAAAGGACTAATCAATAATGCAAAGATAGTGACCGAGTATATCCGTCTTAACAGTATCGAGTTACGGGACTTAGAGATGGATATACCGGTTTATTTGGCTCAATATGGTTGTTATCTGGCTATCATAGAGATAAAGACCAAAGAGAACGATATATGCGAGTGTAAACTTTTAAAATTGTAATGACATGGAAGAAAATGTAGAAGAAAAGATTCGGAGTATTACCGAACAGGCCAATCAAACTAGAAAAATGCTTTTAGAAGAGTATTTGGGACATTCTATCTCTATGGAGGAGGCTATAAATATGGAAATACCGGACGAAGCTCTGGATCATCTGGGAGATTTGTAATTTAATGATTAAATATAAAAGACTACTGAAGATATGGCAAAATTTAATGAAGAAACAATTCAAAAGTGCGTTGACTGGGTATGTGAAAACGGACTTATAGATTATGGCGGTGCAAAGCTTATTGACTTCTGTAATGTAATGGGAATCGGAAAGAGTACCTATTACCGATGGATGGAAAATGAAACTTTCGGGAATGCTATAAAAAAGGCGAAAGAAGATTTCAAAAACGGGTTGGAACGCAATGTCGTTTCCTCCCTCGCAAGGTCTGCCATCGGGTATGAATACGAACAGGTTTCTTCTGAATACTACATGGAAGGCAAGAAAAAGAAGTTGAAAAAGGAAGTAAGAAAAAATGTCCGTGTTGAACCTAATGTGGGAGCCGGAATATTCCTTCTCACAAACCTTGCTCCTGACAGATGGAAGAACAAACAGAACACCGAGCATTCCGGAGAAGTTTCTACCGGATTGACCGTTGTAGTCAAGAATCAGGAAGAAGCGGATTTAATCAAACAATTAAAAGAACATTAGTTATGTCTGCACCTAAAGGAAACCAATTTTGGAAGTTGAGAAACAAGCATGGGAGAAGCAAGCGTTTTGCTTCTCCTGAACAGTTGTGGGAAGCAGCCTGTGAGTATTTTGCCTATTGTGACAGGACTCCATGGAAAGCAATCAAGAATAAAACGAAAGGAGAAATAAAGGAAAAAGAAGAAAGCCCTACACAACGTCCTTACTCTCTGACCGGGTTAATGGCTTATTTAGATGTTAGTAAGTCCTTTTGGAACGATTTTAAAAAAGGTAGTCATGAAGATTTTTCCGTAGTCATTACACGCATAGAGAATGTCATCAGGACACAACAATTAGAAGGTGCTATTGTTGGTGCGTTTAATCCCAATATAGTTTCCCGAATTATAGGTCTTTCTGATAAACAAAAGGTAACTCATACCATCAACAGTAAAGAGTTTAAAGGCTTTGATTTCTTACCTTATATTCCCAAAGCAGATGAAAGTATATGAGGTTTTAGCATCAAGCCGCTTTCTACTCGCTACAATGAACAGAAACGGAGTGAGCGCAGATGATATAATGTATCTTGATATGTTCTATGAGTATAGAGATATGCTTGCAGAAGGACGAAAAGAAGCCGAAATTCGGGACTTTCTTTCAAACAAGTATAAGTTATCAGCCTCAACAATAAAAAAGGCTATAAAGCGTTTGAATGAAGAATATAAATTATAGTTTTAATGGTTAAGTATAAACAAAAGCCCCGAACCAATCAAGGAACGGGGTATGTTTAATACATATTTACAACTATTTTGTCGGGAATCAAAGCTGATTTTCCCGTTGCAAAACAAGTTCTTTCACTTCTGGATATAAATCCAATAATTTTTTATCCATTTTATCTATGAACTCATATACTTCCAGAAAATAAATCAAAGCATTTTTCTTTGCAAATTGCTCTTGAGCCAATAAATATAAAAATGGAACTTTGGAGACATCTACAATTTCTTCTTTTATTTTTGTTGGTTCATTCAAGCTACCAGAGTATATAACAGTAGAAGATTCTTTAAATAGTTTTGAATAAGAAGCATGAGAAAAGGTATTTCGGTATATATTTTTTAGCTTTATCAATCTTTCAGCTTCATCTTTGGTTATCAAACCTTTACTTTTACACTTCTTAATATTAGGTTCAATATCCCTATTATCATAGTCCTCAACTTCTTGTTTGAATGTTTCATCTATCCTCTCAGAATCATTAAATCGTCTACCCTGTGAATCCCATGTTATCAATGTTTGTTTCAAACTATTCTCAAATAGGTGATTTGTTAGAGTTATAGCAGCTTGTGCATTACCAATTATCAGACAATCACATATTTCTGATATTATAGATTTGAGTCCATTTAATACATTCAGTTTACCATATTTGATAAATATGAGGGGTCTTGTATAATCATTGACTACAATCCTATTTCTTAGTTCTTCCAAATATTCAGTTGCTTTTGCATCTGAAAATCCTTTGACTGAATACTTAAGATTGATATTCTTATTCATATTTGATTTGCTTTTACATTGACGTCCTTTCCACAATAAAGAACAAAATGGATTACTAACCTCTTCATTATTCTGGTTCGTAACCCTCATAATAATAAGATTGCGTAATACCTTTAAATATAACTTCTCGATCATCTACCTGGTTGGTTAATCCTTGATGTAACAAAGTTCGCAGTTCCAGGTCGTTAATCGGGCTTCTTTCCATAGCTTGCAAATAGAGAACCTTATCCACATTCTGCCAATCAATCACCATGCCAAGACGTTTTTTAAGTATCATATCGAGCCAAATGCGCATAGTACGACCGTTGCCTTCCATAAACGGGTGGGCAATATTCATTTCCACATATTTAGCAATGATTTCCTCAAATTTCGTTTCCGGCATCTTTTCTATTACTGGGAGCATCACATCAAGATACATACAATTAGCAAAACGAAAGTTTCCCTTTACTATATTCAACGTACGCACCTGTCCAGCAAACCTGTACAACCCATCGAACAAATAACGGTGTATGTCACACAATCCTTTTACGGTTCCCACCTCAATACGATCTATATCTCCAGTTTCAAACAAGGCATGAGCTTTTGCAAAGCTCAATTTATCTATTTCATTTGTATTCATACCCTATTGCATTATAGACAAATATCTTTGTAAAGAGGCTATTTCGGCCTCAACAACAAGTTTTTGAAAGGCTTCCGGCTTATTCTCTGTATGAGATTCTTCCAGTGCTTTATAATAACTTATTTTATCCTCATTGCTACCTTTTAAAGTAACCAATGTATACCCATTCCGTAAAAGATAAAGATTCATCAATAAACGTGACGTTCGCCCGTTTCCATCAATAAACGGATGAATACGTACAAGTTCGTCGTGAAGATATGCGGCTATAAGTACCGGATGTACTTTTTCTTCCTCCATCTGCTGGTACTTTATCACAAAATCCTCCATTTGCTTCTGTATTAAATAAGGTTGTGGCGGCATGTGGGTACTACCGGAAATCATAACGGGAACGGTACGATATTTCCCGGCATTTTCACGGTCTATTCCATGCAAGATAAGAGCGTGTATTTCTTTGATAGTACGTTCGCTTATCTCTATATCCTTCTTCGCTATATCTTTGATATAATCAATAGCCTCGCTATGATTGATAGCCTCCAGATGTTCACGCATAGATTTGCCGGATATGGTAACTCCTTCATTTACTACTAGGGCAGTTTCCTGTAATGTAAGGGTATTGCCTTCGATCCGGTTACTTTCGTAAGTATATTCTATATCCAGGGCATCCTGTATCTTTTGCAGCGCATCTTCCGGTAATGGACGTAAAGCGGATAACTCTCCTTTGAGTGTATCGGCTTTATCTAACAACAGTTTTAAATCTTCATTCATGACTATTCTACTTTGATATTATAAAACAATTTCTCCGCTTTCTATTCTATCCAGCAACCGGGACAAGTCCGGCACACTATTTATATTGTAATTGATATCTCTTATGCGGATTACTCCAATAATACCACCGGAAGAAGAAGGTACAAACAGTTCTGTAATGTCAACCTCTAAAGCATTGGCAATCCTTTCCAGTGTTTCGAGAGAAGGTGTAGATTTACCATTAACAATATTACTCATATTTGGCTGGGTTATCCCTATCATTCCTGCAAGTGATACAACGGTCACTTTTTTTTCCTTTAATACATCTTTAATTCTTAGTTCCATATTATATCGTTTTAGATTATAGTACAAACATACTACATTATATCGAACAAAAGTATAAACAAAGGTTAAATATATTCTTATACATGATATTTTTGTGCTATTTATTTTGGTATTATATTTTAATACGATATATTTGCATCGCAATAATAATGCAAAACGATATAAATATATGGCACGTTACGATTTAAGCAAGATAATGAAGAGAGCGCACAACCTTTATAAAAACGCTCATGTAAAGTACCCGACATTTGCCGATGCACTCCGTAAATCTTGGAACATGGCAAAGTTTGAGGTTAGAGTAGCCGAAGAACGCCATGCAATCGAAGCGGAGACTAAAGCACGTGAAGCAAAGGTACGTGAAGAGAACGAGCAAGCCGCCATTAGTTCGGTTCTTCTTCGTGCACAAATCGAAGCCGACCGTATCAGAAGAGAAGCGGAAGCTAAAGCAGAACGCATGAAAGGCGAGATAGCAGCACGCAAAGAGGGCATCTCTTATAATGAGTACCAAAACCGTATTAGCCGTACAATGGGCTACGGGTGTGGTTCTTATTGTGGTGATTGATTATTAACCCGATGGGGTGGTTTCACCCCAACCCCATCATAAAACATATACAATGACAGAAACAAAGGTTTACAAGCTCCATGAGAGCAAGCAAGTAGAGGATATTACCACCATGCTAAAGATAGAGGGATTAAAGCATAATGTATTCGAATACGAAGAGTACACAGCAATAGAAGTGACTGGCACACCATTAGAGATAATAAGAGCCTCCACGATATACCAACAGGTTACAACCATTAAGCTATAACGAGATGGAGATATTGATAGTATTTGGATGCCTATACACTGGCTATAGGATATTTAGGAGAAAGAGAGAACACTTCTTTGATATTTAATCAATTATGAACGCTACACTAATTATTTGTATCATCCTTCTTGCTTTCTGCGTATGGGATGAAATGTTTAACGATAACAACAGAAATCAATCAATATAAATATAACTTTAATAACAATGGAAACATTTGATTTACAAGATTTAATCACAGAGAAAAATGTAGAATTACAAGAGTTCATCAAAGAGCAAATGAGAGTACACCAGCTTAGTAATTTATCAATAGACCAAAGAGAGTTAATGATAGATACTCCAGCAATAAGTACAAAGCAAATGATTGATGCTTATTATTCCACGATCCAGCATGTGGCAGCTCGGCTGATTGAATTAGAAGGCAATAATGAGGCATGGAATAAACATCGAGCCATTATCATGAAGAAGGTAGCAAAGAAAGAAAAGGAATGTAAGAGAATAGAGAAGAAAGCCCGAAAACATGAAAGATATAGCCAGAAACTCACACGAGAGTACAATATAAAATATAACGCTAATATACAACTTTAGATACTATGTACACGCAATTAGAAAACGAAATACGAAAGACAATAGCCCTTGAAGTTAAAGGTGATAGCATGAATAATGGAACACGATCCAGTTTTGAAGCTGGAGATAGATTAATAGTGAAGCCCTTTAGCATTGACGATTTTAGAAACAATATAAGTAATGATCTAAATAGCTTTTGGGTAATTGAGATAGAGCAAGGCTACCTGTTTAGGCAAATAATTGAGTATGATAATACCCGTGATGCAATAAGATGCCACTCTTTAAACGTTTCCGGACAATATCCAGATGCTTTTGTAGAAATTAAAAATATTACTAAGGTCGGAAGAGTGATTGAATCACAACGTAATACGTTACAACGAATAAAATAGCATATAATAAGAAATAAGTTTGTGCTAGGGGCCACGGTCCGACACATTGAAAGTTGACGCCATCAACAAAGCCACCCCGGTAACAATACGGTTGCCGGGCTTTCTTTTTATGATCGCTATTTATATATGAATGAGATAAACGCCACAAATAAAAATATTAAAATGTCGTAATAACTCCAATTACTTTTGTTCATTTGTCAACTTAACAAAAAGAAAAAGACATGGAAATAGATCCGATTATTAAGCAAGCCATTGAGATTGGCATTAAATTAGGTATTGAAGCATACAGGAATGAAAGGAATGCAAACCTCAAAAACAAAAAAATTCTTATATGCAAGTCTGATGCAGAAAGACGTTTTGGACGTGGAGTCATTAGAGAGTTGATTAAAAGGAAATTTATATTCCCTTATCAATTTGGTATTGAAACAATGGTAGACGAAGAAGGTGACGAAATTACCGAGCCTAGAGGACATATATACTATAAACTACATGAAATTATAGAAGCTGTTGAGGAAGGGAATATTCTAAAATGCCTTCAAAAACGCAGAACTATGAAATATAACTCCAAATAACCGTTATTTGGAACTGATACACTACAAAGATTTTTCCCCAGTCATTACGCACGTATGAAAGAAATTCTCAAAAATGTGGATTTTGTGGATGCTATAAAAAAGGGAAATAAAATAAACATGAAGATTTCTTCCCGGTCATCACACGCATATATGAAAGACTTATCAAGCCCTTACTCACGAATATCAAAACTTTTTAGTAACTTCGTATCTATGAAACTAAAACCAAAATAGCATTTAGAGTACATGAAGCATATATTCAACGAGGAACAGCAGAATAAAGCAGCATTTATTTGTTCAAATCCCATAGCTCGGCTATCCGAACTTTATCGTAGTGAGGTTGAGAATCTTGCTATTATATGGTGTTACTATTCCGGGAAGATAGAAGGCAATAGTTACACTTATGTTGAAACAGAAACTCTCTTAAAAGACCAAATCACCTCTCTAAAGAAATATGAAGATGCAGAAATACTAATCACCCTACACAACACATTCACTACAGAACTGGAATATATCAAAGAGAGAAATAGCAAAGAAATAGATAAAAGCACTTTATTCAGAGTGTATCAATCCATATCTGCCGGTTTAGTTCCTGATGAAGAATCAGAGCATTTAAGAAATAGACCTGTTTGCGTTAGTGGCATAGAGTACACGCCAACAAAGGAATTACATAAGATCTCGGAAAAACTGGACGAAATACTCCATCAACAGGAACAATATACTAATCCATTGGAACGAGCCGTTTATCTTCATTGCAACATAGCCCAATTACAACCTTTCGCTAATAAGAACAAGCATGCTTCCCGAATGATAGAAAGTATTGTATTAATGAATGCTGATATTATCCCCGTTTATTCTTTAAGGGAGACTGATATATTGAACTACAAGAAAGGGGTATTATTTTTTTGCGAAACTGGAGAATATTCCCTATATGCTGACTACTTCCTGAATAGACAAATCGAAAGAATAAAAGAAATCGAGGAATAA